AGGCGATCAAAGGCAACCATGCGGGCTGCTTCTGATCCTGCGCCTACGGGCTTCACAACGCGAAGACGGTCCACATCCAAAGCTAGGAATGCTTGGAGGTAGCGATCTTTAGCGCCGAATCCTTCTGCTCCGCGACGAAGCAGACGCTTGTGGAGTTCGACGACATACTTTCCTCCCGGCTCTTGGGCATCGTAGTCTTTCCGCTTCATTCTGCGAATCATCTCACGAACCAAGGATTCCCAAGGATCGAAGAAGAGATTCAAAGCCGACACGCTCATCTTAGCAATATTGCTAAGTTCAGCGCGCACTTGTGTAGCAGACTTCTCTACGGATGTATTGATAAGCGATTCCGTATTGTATGCAGATGTTCTTTCGCGGAACAACTGGGTAAACGCATTAACAATCGGCAGAGTGCCGTTAGATACATTGGGAACTATAGTATCCTTAATGACATCAATTCCAGGAGAAAGCAAATTATAGACTCCATTCGGGATGAACTGCATTTCCTGCAAAGCAGTCTCGTCTTTAGGTTGGAATGTAGGCGCACTACCGAAGGATGCAATCTCCAGCAATGAGCAATACGCACGGTTTAACGCGCCGTTGATAGCGAAGACATCGTAGCCTTGGCCGCGAACTCCGTGATAGTAACCATTAGTTCCAACTCCGTAGGTGAATACGGTGTAGGCTTGGTAGGCATTTTCAAACCTGCCAACCTTTTTAAACAAGAAGTCTTGAACTCCGTTGTCGTCGTTGATCATGTAGTGCGATACACGATTGTCGAACTCCGTTACCCACAGGTGGACAACGCGAATGGACTGCTGGTTAGCAGCCTGAGTCGTGAAGAACAAATCGTTGTTGCGAAGCTCCATCTCCAGTTTCTCCCAGTCATACTGGCGGAAGTTGTAATAATTGTTGTTATTATTGACAGAGGAGATGATTGCTTTGCGGCAAGCCTCGATGTTGAATCCGTTGATCCTTGCTGTCTCCTCGTCCTTAATCAACTGATAAAGCTGTGTAGGGCTGTAGAAGCGCAAGCAGGCGGCTACATCAATGTTGTCCTGACCGATCTCCGTCTTGCGGGGTATCTTAAAGTCGGACATATCCGTAGCCTTCCAACGCCAATCCCACTCGTCGTTGAACAAAGCAATACCAACACCATGCTTGATGAAGCTGTTGCAGAGCTTGAGATAGGTTGGGAAGAAGTTGCGCCAAGAACGGATAGCTGCCGTTACCTCCTGAGCTACGACTTGCTCTAGCTCGTCTCGCTCCGCTTGAGTTCCGTAAAGTGTAGGACAGCGGAAAAATGTCTGCGGTGCATTGATAACATCTACATAACCAGCAAGCGCAGTATCCAATACTTGCTTTGCAAAGCCCCACGATACATTAACCCGATAAGCCTGCCCCGCATTGATGAGGGCGCGTTCGTCGTAAGGTCTTTCGTTATCGTATGCAGCATCAATCTTGCTGCGGTCAAATGCCGAAACGGCATCCGCTCGTCGTAGAGTCTCCCAAATCTCATAGGCTGATTTAGCGTCTTTAATACGGGATACCGGAGGCTTCCCGCTTTCTGAAAGTGTTTCTAATCTATCGCTCATTTATTTTCTTCCTGTGGGGTTTTCTTTTGGAAGAACTTTAAGTTGGCGAGTCGCTTCTGATAAATCTTTAGTTTTCTATCAATCTCAGATTCGGTTGTTTCAACCTTATCTTCAATCTCATCGGCGATCTCTGTAGCTTCCTCAACTGTCAAGTTCGTTGCAATCTTCATATCCTCATTGCTGTTATTGTTCAACAACAACTTAACAAGCGAGTCATCTTTACATCCATGAACGAGAACTGCGTCCTCGTTTACGGCTTTGTTCCAATGAACATCCCAAGCTAAATTGGCTACCGAATCACATACTATTTGTCCGCTAGAATAGCGATAATTTTTTGTTCTCCAGTTGTTTTGAATCAGCGGAGAATCCTTTAACTCCTTAACGACATACCATTGGATTACATGCGTCCAGTGACGAGTCGTCATAGACAGGGAGTTCAATACAGGTGCATCGCATATTTCTGTGGAATACACTCCAACCTGCGCCATCTTGTGACCCGCTACTGACTCAGGAACTAGCTCGCCATTCCTGCCTTCATAGACTCGTTCCTTGGCTCCCATGTAAATCATCGGATCGCGCTTCTCCTTAACGGCCCTAGTTGTATCCGAGTAATACTCGAAAGAGATTAGATCAAGCCAGCCTTCTTTGACAGGAACAGTGTCCAACTCAAACCACATGAAGGCATCCAGTTCTTTGTCCTTGCGGAGATGAGCGCAAGCCTGCTGGAAGTAGAAGTTGCAGGACATCGGCCAACCCAGCATCGTATCTGCAATGATGTTAGTTTCCGAGGAATCGAACAGATGTTTGATCTGCTTCTCGAAATCTAGGATGACTTCTTCGTTTTCCTTTGAGCCGATAATCAAGAGATCATGCTCTGTTCCCATTGGGAATTTATCTAGGCATTTGACAAAGGTTGGGATCAAATGACGGTCATGCTTGGATACAGGTATAACTAGCTTCATAGAATTAAAAAATCATCTCAAATTCAGCAGTGAACTTGATAGGTGAGGATGGCGGCTGATCGCCGAACTCTAGGCAACTTACCTTCCTCCACACCCGCCGAGGCATAAAGAAAGCAAACTGGTAAATACCGCGAGAAATAACGAGAGCTTTAAGACCCGCTCTTTCCACCCGATACGGAGTTCCGTCAAGTGACCTCTGCAAAGCCAAAGCAAGAGGAGACTTTGTAGGGTGGTTGCTTGTTCCATTGACATAATCTTCGGGTCTAACAGTTATATCGAATACAACAGTCGGACGATGCTCGTCAATATAAAGTTCTGCGTTTGTTTTCTTGAAAAGAAAATCACCGAGTATGTTCATGTCTGTAGGCTAGGATAGTATAACATGACTTATTTGCAAGAAATAATTGAAAGAGTTTTATATTTTTGTAAAATAAACAGGAATGACTTCAGCACCAATTTACGGTGATCCAATCGAGGGTTATCTTCATTTATACGGGTTCAACTGGAAAAAAGGCACACATCAAATAGCTGTCGAGCTTGCGATGTTTCGTGAAAAGATTAAGGGCCGCATTCCAAAGGATACCGGAGGATACGATATATTCCATCACTTCAAGCGGATTGCTATTGCTCTTTGGCCTGAGAAGGATAGCAAGGCGGCAGTTAATTTCATCTGGCATCCTTGGGCAGAACGAATGATCCGAGCAGCCTGCGATCACGAATACCTAGCTATCGCTGGCTCCGGTGGCTGCGGTAAGTCGGAGGCTTACGCAATCTGGGCTATCGTGAATTACCTAGCCGATCCTGAGAATACAACGGTCCTTGCTACCTCCACAACGATCAAAGCATCTAAACAGCGTATCTGGGGTAAGATCACGAAATACTGGGGAGTCTGCGAGCAGCTAGGACTGCCCGGCAAGCTGGTGGATTCTGAGAATAAGATCAGCTTTGTAGCGAAAGACGGCAAGCGATCTGACCTATCTGGTATCGTTCTCATCCCCGGTGAAAAGAAGAAGGAGCGTGACGCTACAGGTAAGATGCAGGGTATCCACAACAAGAATGTTATCTTCGTTGCTGACGAGCTTTCAGAGCTGTCTGAGGCTATCACCGAGGTTGCGTTCTTCAACTTGTCCAAAGGTTGCGAGCGATTCCAGTTCATCGGCATCTCTAACCCTGCCTCGTATGTGGACGCATTCGGGAAGTTCGCTAAACCTAAAGACGGGTGGGAGACAATCACCGTTGACGATGACGAGTGGCAGACTGTTCGTGGAGTCTGCTTACACTTCGACGGGTTGAAGAACCCAAACATGATTGCCAAGAAGAAGATTTATTCTTGGATGGAAGGTCCGGCAGACTTTGAGAAGATTCCAGAGGAGGCTAGGAATACAGCATCATTCTGGCGGATGTATCGCGGCTTCTGGTGTCCAGCAGGCATCACCGATCAGATTTATTCAGAGATAGAGATATTAAATTCCAAGGCGACTGATAAGGCTATCTGGCTGGATAACGATAAGGTTAAGGTTGCGTTCCTCGATCCGTCATTCACGAATGGCGGTGATAGAACTGTTCTCTATTTCGGGACTGTTGGCAAACTAGCGGAACCACATGGATACAAGGGGCTGGAGTATGACGAGTATCTGATCTTCCAAGAAGATGTCACCGACCAATCCATGACGAGATCGCAGCAGGTTGTGCAATGGTTCCGTAATGAATGTATGGCTAGGGGAGTTCAGCCTAGAAACGCAGGCTACGATAAGTCTGGTGCTGGTGGCCCGCTAGGTGATTTCATATCGGTAGCTTGGTCGAAGGATGTGTATGGCTTGCAGTTCGGTGGCAGAGCATCTGAGAAGCCAGTATCAGCCTACGATCCCACTCCGTCTCACGATAGGTATGTCAACTCCGTCTCCGAGATTTGGTATTCCGCGAAGGAGTATATGCGGACTGGTCAGATCAAAGGTATCGGCGACGATCTGATGCGAGAGATGTGTATGCGGAAACTCGATCCTAACGGAGAAAAGAATCTTGCCTTACGCATCAAGGTTCTACCTAAGTCTGAGATGAAGCAGCGGTTCGGTATCTCTCCTGACATTGCTGACGCAGGGATGGGGCTTTTAGCTCTTGCAAGGGAGCGTCTGAACCTAGATAGCACAACTGCGACAAAGGCTCTTAATCCTAATAACAAGTCGGAGAACAAGGGATGGAAGCAATGCTTCAGTAAGTTTAAGGCGGTTTACCGTTAAACAATAAGTCCTTGAAACTTGTCTCTGTGGAATATCACGGAATTACTTCGTATCATCCTTCTGTCTCTAGGGAACATGTGAGGCTGGCATCCTCTTGAATAATCTCCGTATGAATGCTGGATTAGTGAGGTGAATGATACCAGTGGTTTGATGTGATTGATAATCCATCCATCCCATCCGATCTTTTCGATGCCAATAGGAATCAGCTTGCGAGCTATTCCACCATACACGCCGATGCCTCCGATAAGATCGTGTGGAGGATTGGAGTCGCTGGACAGCATGATTGGTTTCTTTAGCTTGATGTATTCAGCCTCCAACTCCCGCATCCAGTCTTTCTTTATCGGAATGCTGTCAGGCTCCAACCAAACGAAAGGCTTATCCTTCATAACCCCGAAAGCCTGATGCAGTGCGTGATTATTTCGTTCTGGGTATGACTTAACTTTGTCGCAAGCGTCAATGACTAGCACTCTCGTTCCATCTAATCTCTTGCAGTGCTTAACAAGTTTATCGACTTCCTTTGCTTGCCGTTTAGCGCGAACTATTACAGCTTGCATAGAACTAACTCGATAAATGCCTCAACTCCATTTGCTTCTACAAATGTCTGGTCGGTGTCTTTGCTTAGTGTGTAGTTGTAATTATTGTCAATCAGCATGGCCCTCTTCGCGTATGCGTATGGCTTGATGTGTTCCAAGAACTTTGGGATATAGACATGATGCTTTGCTGGGCTTGACTCATGCGTGAAGCTCCATGTGCTTTTGTGGTCTAGATTGTAGCGTGAGGGCCATACTCTGCCTTCGTAGAGAACCCAGTCTGGAATGGATACAACTGCGTGTCCACCACTCCTAACGATCTTCAGCCACTCTACGATAGCCTCAAACGGATTGTGCATGTGTTCCAAGCACTGCGAGGCGTGGAGGTAGTCGAACTTGTTGGAGAAGTATTTCGAGATAACATTCGCGTCTCCATGCTCAAGATCAAATGCCCTGCAACTATCATACCAAATCTTGTCAGGACCGCAGCCTACATCAATCCCGCTGCCTGTGAATATCTCGCTCCAGTTGAAGATGCCTAGCTCGTCTTCAATCAGTCTTCGGCGCATTGCCTTGCTGGCTTCGTTCATCCTATTAGGTCTTTTACTCGTTGAATGTCGTGAGACAGTCGTTCAGATATATTGTTTCCGGTGATGCTTGGCAGCGTCTCTTTTACGATCATATCCTCGATCTCCAACTTTGTTCCCGTAACGCCTTTGCTTTGTGCCTCGATGACTAGCGCATCCAGTGCATAGCTCTTAATCGTCTTGCCGTTGACTGTTAGCCTCCAGTTGCCAGCAGGTGTTTGAGCCTTGTTAATGTTTGTAACCAATAGGCCGCTTTGCAGTTTTATACTAGTTCCTGCAACATTCGTATTGATCGTGCCATCGTAGCAGAATGTAGCGTTGTCTCGTTTATAGATACAATCCGGTTGCCACAAGCAGACTTCTTGAATCGTTCTGTGCTTTAGTCCCTCCGCAACGCAGTTCGATGAGCTTTGATTTCCGATGAAGCAGTCCGAGCTATTGATGGCAATAGCAAGCTCTAGGTAGTCTTTGATGATGAGCCTTTCGACTCTGCCGAATCTCTTGCAGAACAACTCGTATTCGTGATCGTGTCCTACGAATAGCATCCTGCCTCCGATTAACTTCACAAGTTCTGTCCAAGGGAATATCGGGTTAGCGTATCTCTGTGTCTTGTTAACAATAATCCTACCTTTAAACTTGTTGTCTTTTGGAACGGATAGCCAAGGCTTGGAGAAATCTGTAGGTTGTTTAACCCATCTAGCGTGAAGCTCTGCAAGCTGAACACCCCAAGGTAATCCTTGACTCCTAAATTCAACGAACGACTTGTCTATTCTCAGCAGATTCTTTTCGCTACACTTGTTGATATATGGTTGCAGTTCTATCAGGGGCTTGAGCATCCTGACTGCATTTGGATTGTTTTGAATGTAGTAGTTGCCGCCTCCAGCAGCTTGAACCACCGATAGGCTTAGTATGATGTCGCCAAAGTCTCGTTCATGTAGAAAATTCATTTCTCAACTCTCTTCCAGCAGTATTTGATTTCGTCAAAGTCGTTCTTCAGTTCCTCACTCAATCCTTCTCGCTGCACATCAACCGGGACATGCACCGCAGCTTTGAGTGAACAGCTACAGATTAGACAGGCTCCAAGGCTGCTGTCGTATTGCGTCTTTCTTTTGCCGAGGATGCCGTGTATCAGCGTCAAGACCGCTCCCATGCAAGCGCCGCAGGAGAACTGTAGAGTCGTGTTAAACGGGCAATTAGCGCAAATGCCAGCCCTTCTCTCTGCCTCCTCTTGAGGAACGAATGCGTCTTTGCCTGATAGCGTTGATTGCGCCCAAGCTCTAAGCATGTTTAGGAAGGATAATACAGCAGTTAAAGAGAGCCGCCTTCTCTTCAGGCTATTGGCTACCGCTGGTCTGCACTTTCTGCCCCAATGCTGATTCTGCTTGCACATCTCTGACAGAAACTCTTCCTGCCAATTAGGAGAAAGCAATATCCCGTTAGCATTGCAGTGTGATTTGTATGCGTTACTGATAGCGCGGAAGTCGTAGTGCTTAAACTCAACTCCGGTCTTTGGAACTTTAATCTTCCACCCGCCGGGAGGAGAGTCTGACATATCTATAAACTCGTATTCGATCATTGTCTCATGCGCTTGACCGCAAGGACCGCTGAATCTGACGCACCTTTGATCTTAATGCCGTCGATAGAATATCCTCTTGCGTATTTTTCAAGCTCATCATCGTAGTCTGCTGGCTTCATGTTTGCAAGCCTTGTTCTATTCTTGAACATCTTGTCTGACATAACTCTCCCGTATTCACGGACATAGGTTTCAAACTCTTTGTCTGTGAGAATATCGCCGAACCTTTTTTGAGCATTTGAACGAGTCGGGATAGTTGGTCCACCTCCCTGCTTTAGGATTAGTTCGTTCAGCGCATTTTCTGGTGTATTCTTTGGGAACGAGAATACAACTGGAACGCCTAACTTGAATAGCTTATCGCCCCAGTCATCAGCGCGGATTGGTTGGCCTAACGCATTCAATGCTTTTGTTCCAAGCCAAGGTCCAACAACTGGAGTGTTAGCGTAGATCGCGCCTTCGATAGATGAGCGATCAACTGGATCGTTGATGAAGTCTGTAATGTTTCTTGCAAGAGATGTTCCTAAAACTGGGATGAATGTCTTGCCAAAGTATCCAGCTTGACTAGCCAACTCTTCCGTTACCCTTCCTTGCTTTGATGCGTCAAACAATGGCTTAGTAAATGCAGCATACGGACCTCTCTGTGCGAGAGCAAAGAATGACGATCCGAGAACTTCAACAGCAGAAACCAAATCCTCCGGTTCTTTCTTTGTGAGATTCTGCTTTTTCTTAATCGCAAGATCGTCCAATGCACCAGCGAGCATGATTGGGAAGAACAATGCTTCACCACCACGACCAATGTTGATTGGAATAATGGTTCCATTTACAACAATGTGGATGCTGTATGGCTTCCACTTCTTCATCCAAGAATCGTAGTATTGTTTGTCTGTAACTGCGTTCGGACCATTGCCTGTAATCACGATCTTGAACTTCTTGTCTTCATCATCCTCTGTAGAGTCTGAGCGCAAGGCTACAAGTCCAAGCATAACTATTGATCCAGCGATTGTTTCCGTGAGTCTTTGGCGATACTGGAGTCCAGTTCCTAGTGACATCGCATAAGGAGACTTCCATCCTTGGCTTTTAGCGAAAGCATCAACAGCAAATCTGTAAGCACCAACTGGAGAGAACCAAGCAACATTTGAGAATACTCGTGCAGGAATAAGCGCAAATCCATAGACCATCTTTGAAAAGACTTGCATCGCCGGACCTGACTGCATTGACTTTTCAGCAATCATTTCCAAGAAGCGAATTGGCAAATATGTGAGAGTTCCGGTGTCCGAGACAGCCTTATCTGATTCCTCGATTCCCTTAATTGTTATCTTTCTATTTCTTCCAACGCTCTGAAGCGCATCATTGATCGCGGAATTAAGAACCTCGTCTGGAGATATGTCATACCTTGAAAGAGAGTAAATCAATTCAGACTTAGCCGCCAAATCAGCAAGAACAATAGCCCTATCCCTTGGCATACCTTCAGATACGCTCTGTGCTATTGATTGATTTCTGATTGCCAATATAGATTGTCCGAATGCTCGGATTTGATCTTTAGGAATTTTCTTCTGAGCAGAGAGAGCCTCCATCGCATAGCGTGTAAGGTTTTGATTCTCGATCATGGAGATAGCTCCTTGGTCGAGTGCAGATAGAACCTTCTTTGTGATGTGCGCCATGCCGACTGCCATATTCGTAAAGCCTTCAGCATATTTCCCTTCAGCCCATTGCTTCTTGCCTCTATTGAAAATCTCCTTCAACGCATCTCCACCTTGAAGATATTCAACTACATCGTTTGGATAAACCTCTGTTCGGAATGAATAAGATACATTGCCATACCAAGACCTCATGCTGTCTAATAATGACTCAAACGCAATTGGGATTCTTTTCGGATCAGTAAAGGCGTATCTGGCTATATCTGTTAATATATTTCTAATCGAGAATCCGGCAGGAGAAGCCATGTTCACGGAGAATGTTGGAATGCCAAGCAATGCTTGACCAACATAGTAATCAGCTATGGCTTCCTTGAACTTAGCTGGCAATTTTGCCGCAGTAATAATCTTATTCAGTTCAGCCAACGCTTCCTTCTTGGTTACATCATCCTGCTTCGGATCGTTAAGAATCGTGTCGATTTCTACAATGCGTTGATACTGCTCTTTCGTAAATCCAGTCCACCCGTTCTGCGCGGCGATGATGCTCTCTGTAGTCTGATCTGGGTCGAGAACTCCGGTCCTAATAGCATCTTGGACTTTCCTTAAAGCATCCTTGGCGAGCTTGCTATTTCTGGAAGCATAGTCTTTCCACGGAGCAGCTTTAGCCAAAGTTGCCTCAAACGCCTTCTGCTTCGCGGCTGCTAGTCTTTCAGAGATGACGCTATCGTATAGCTTCGCTGCTGTCTCTGCTGCTTTAGTGGACAATCCTGCTTCGCGCAGGTATTCCATAATAACTTCCTGCTTCCATTCTGGAGACTGCTGCTTCTCTAGCGGAGTGTTCTTAATTCGGTCGATGATGACTGCAAGTGAGCCTTCTTCTACCGCCTTGCGTAGTTCTTTAAGCTCGCGGTTGATAGCCTTCTGCTCATGCTGTTTCCAAGTAAGATCAGCGATTGTCTGCGCTTGCTCTGCGGTAACGCCAACTTGAATCAATCTACCTACAAGCATATTGTTCCAAGGTTCGCGTCTTCCCATATCAGGATTTTGGCGAAGGTCTTGTTTAACAATAGTTCTAATATCGCTTTCGCGTCTTTGTGTTAGCGGAGGAAGTTCGCCTAGCGATCTTTGCAACGATTCAATAACTGATTCAGTTTGGCTTTCGATGCTTCTAGGACGAGTAGCTTTCTTTTCTAAATTCTTTATCTTTCCACTCTTATCTATCGCTTGGCTGATCTTTGCGTCAACCTTGTCTATTAGATTGGTTTTTGTTCTTCCCTCAACCTCTTTAATATCGGCAGCTACTTGGTTTGCATCTCCAAGTTCGATGTTATCAGCGTCAGTTAATGCTTGTTGCGCGATTGCGATTTGATCTTTGTTCGGGTTGTTTGTTCCGAATATCATAGAAGCAAGTCTTTCAACATTGCTTTCAAATTCAGTATCGAATGCAGCAAATCCAGCAGATTGATCCTTGAGCCTACCTTTTACAGCATTAAGGTCTTGACCTGCTTTTCTTATTCCTTGTAAATATTCTCCAGTTGGCATCCTATTACCGTTGCGGAT